TGGACGACTACATGGGCATAGTTCACCAGTTTGTAATGCGTCTAAAATACGCAATGTTTCATCTGGGTTACGACCAACATCTAAATTGTTTACTGTGACATGTTGGATAACATTGTTAGGATCAATAATAAATGTTGCTCTAAGTGCTGCTCCAGCTGGTTTATAAAAAATACCAAGTTGTTGGGCAAGTCCTTCATGTTGGTGTCTATCATAAGTTGATTTATCGTTATTCCAACGCTCATCTGCTTCACGGGCAGTATCAGCAAACATCCAACTATTTGTTTTCTTTAAATCTTCATGTGCGTTACGCCATGCTAATTTACAGAATTCATTATCTGTGCTACCGATTAGTAATACAGCATCACGGTCAGCAAAGTCACGGTTTAGTTTATCGTATGCTACAATTTCTGTAGGGCAAACGAATGTAAAATCTTTTGGATAGTAAACAATTACCTTCCATTTTCCTTCAAAACTTTTTTCTGTGATTGTTTCAAAAGCATTGTCTGGTGTTAATGCTCCTGGTTTTACGCCTGTCATTGCGAAAGGCTCAATAGTATGTCCGACTGTCTTCATATTTTCTCCTTGTGTGTTGTAAGTCTGTCTAAAACAATATCATGTTCATTGCTATTTAGCAAGTATTATGGTTTTACAAATCTAATTTTTCACCACAATGTGGACATCTTTTAGAATCTTTACGATGTTGATGTAGTACGTCTTCCCATTCTTTAATTTCTCTAATTATTTTCTTAAGCGTTCGGCGACAGCGGATAGGTTTATCTTTTTCTAATTCATCTTTAAGTCTTTTTCGTAACTGTCCTACTCTTTGTTCAAAGACTCCTAAAAACCCACCCGCTGAATCACTCATTACTTAATTTGACTCCAAACTTTTGTACGAATATCATTTTGTAATTTTTCTGGTAAATGGACATAATCAAGTTCTTCACTCATTTTGTTGCCATTCTTAAAACTCCAGTCAAAGAACTTAATAACTTCAGCACTTGCTTTTTTATCAGCAGGATCTTTATACATGATGATAAAACTTGCTGTAGAAACGGGCCAAGTATCTTTGCCCCCCTGATTTACAATACTCAGGCCCATTCCTGGGACTGAAAACCAATCTGCTCCCGCTGCGGCTGCTGCAAAAGTTGTATCATCTGGGGCAACAAAGTTACCGGCTTTGTTTTGTAACAGCATAAAATTCATATTGTTTTTCTTTACATAAGCGTATTCCACATAACCAATAGCACCTTTTACTCTATTGACATTAGCAGCAACACCTTCATTACCTTTTCCTCCTACTGAACTATTAGCAGGCCATTTTACTGCTGCTCCACGACCTACTCTCTTTTCCCACTCAGGACTAATCACAGTCAAGTAGTCAGTCCAGTTAAATGTAGTTCCTGATCCATCAGCACGATGAATTACTGTAATAGCAAGGTCGGGTAATTTCTTACTTGGATTCAATGCTTGTAATTTAGGATCATTCCATTTTAGAATAACGCCCATAAACACTTCTGCTAACACTGGTCCTGTAATGCGTAGTTCGCCTGGTTTAAAACCATCAAGATTAATTACAGGAACAGTACCACCAATGATAGCAGGAAATTGAACTTGAGCAAGTTTATCAAGGTCTTCTCCTTTAACTGGTGCGTCTGTAGCACCAAATGTTACAGTTTTAGCATTGATTTGACGAATGCCTCCACTACTACCAATACTTTGATAGTTAAGTCCTACCCCGGTCTGCTTTTGATAGGCTTCTGCCCACTTTGCATAGATAGGGTAAGGAAATGTTGCTCCAGCTCCAGTAATAGTTTGCGAATTTACAGAAAATGCTAGCGTAACAAATAATAATCCTAATAGTTTTTTCATACGATCTCCTTAAGTGTTTTCGTATTTACAATAATACTAGCATATTATTATTACAAAATTATTACATATGTTTAATATCCATAACATATTTTTCCAAAGAATAATAGTTATGATCTTGTTTAACAGGTTTAAATTTACCAGTTACTACAATTGGATACTTATTTACAACATTTTCATACAAACTAATACATGGATTATCATCTATTAATGATATACAATATTTAAAGTTGTGTTCGTCAACAAAAAAATAGTCAAAAAATCCAGTACGTTGTGAATGTCTATGTAAACGTTTAATAAAATGTAAAACCTTACTACCTACAAACGGTAAAAAATCATAAGGTATTTTATCACTAAAAATTTCATCAAGTTTTGTATCGTAATCATAAAAATATGGTAAACGATATGCCATTCCACTATAATAATCTGGGGTTGTATATCTACCAGTCTCATCATCAAAACTAGTGTATAAAAATGTAGATAAATCTTTACGAAATTTTGTTAGATTTTTACCTTTTATTTTAAGCCATGTTAATTTTTTACTGTAGTAATCTTTTACTTTATCTGCTAATTCAAAATCTACTGGTTGAATTTTTTTTGTTGGAAATGCCTCTATTGAATATATTAATGGATTTTCTTGGTTTGCAAGTCTATATGCACCACATGCAATCACTAATAAGTGATATTCTGAAGTAACATTAGCATGTTTTTTTTCTGGTATATCCATAAACAAATCTGTTATACTGGACTTAGTTGTATAAACATTCTGAATTTTTGCCATATTTTTTCCTAACTTACTGTAATATCTTCCATACCTGCTGATCTTAGCCGTACAATATGACCTAACATAAAATTCTTACTGTCAAGTCCTTTCATAACACCTAACCATTTGTTTCTTAATAATGCTACATCATTAATAATGGTTTCAAAGTCTACAACTTCATCCTCACCGTCAACATATTTTTCAGCATCACGGCTAGTTAATACTCTATTATACGCCTCTAGATATTTTTGAAAATGTTTTCGGCGAATTTTCTTTAATTGTATGTTTAAAAAATTTAATACTGCTTCAATCTCTTGTAATTGATTAAAACGATGTTCTGTAATACCAGGTAATGCTGCTACGTTTTTTTCTACATTACCATATATTTTAACATCACTTTTAGCCATTTGTAATTCATTTTCATAATGGCTAATAAAATCAGGGATAACGGACAAATCGCCCGTTATCTTTGAGTAGTAATTCACTCAATCACCATTCATCGTCGTCGGATGTGTCTTCGTCTTCCCAATCTTCTTCGTACTCTTCCTGCTCTGAAAAATAAACTAAAGCATTTGCGATATCTTTGTCACCACGAAAATTCTCTTTGATTTCATCAACATCATATCCATGATCAATTAGTAAATTAACTAACGAATCCGCGGCATCACTTTTATCTGCCAGTTGGATATGTTGGCGCAATGCTTCCCATGCTTCACTTATCAATGTCAAACTCATTCTGTAACTTCCTCCTCAGTTGTTACATTACTTAGTTTATTTTCATTTCTTTTACTATACTCACTCATAACCTTATCTAAACACCCATCACTATTAGTTTCCCAACCTTTACGAAAGTATTTGATAATCTCGCCATCAAGCGTAGTATAACTTAACCTATTACCTTCTTTAACTAATAATCCTGATTTTTCAAACAAGTCTAATAATCCACTATATGGATTCATTCCTGTAGAATATGGGATCTTTACTTGTACGCTTTCAAAAGGTTTAGCATATCTTGTTTTCATAACTTTACATGCGCTACGAATACCAAGTACTTCACTTGTTTTATTGCCATCTTCATCTTCTTTAAGTTTCAATTTTTTCATTGCTACTACAATTGAACTTGCATAGATAAAGCCTTGACCACCACTGATTTTATCGTCAGGGTCAAACATATCCTGACTAGCATAAGTGTGATTTGTTGCGACCAATCCTACGTTATGGCTACCAAACATATTAACACAATTTCTTACAAGTGCTGTTAATGCTTTTGGTTTACGACCCATATCACCTTTTAAATCACCGCCTTCAAATTGATTAACATCAGTTGGAGTAAGTAACATTCCTAAACTATCAATAATGAATAATACTTTAGGACGGTCTTCGTTT